TGATTAAAACTGGCGGTGGTTGTACAATAATTTTAGCTACCCTGTGAGGTCAATATGAAAGAACTAGACGCAGCATCAAGATTACTAATGGTTTTGCTGCACTCAGCAACCATTGCCCATGTCTTGCATTGGAAAACGCCTAGTTATTCAATCCACAAGGCTTTAGGCAAATATTACAAGCAAATACCTGATTTGACTGATACTCTTGCAGAAACTATATTTGGCAAGTATTCTACGATTACGGATTATGAAGATCACTTTATGCTAGAGGATTCACCTCTGCAATACATGACTGAGATTCAGGAATATGTCACAAGTCAGCGTAAACTTATTGCCCAAGATTCGGAGATTCAAAATTCCGTGGATACAATTATGGATTTGCTGAATACAACGGTGTATAAACTCCGTCAATTTAGTGAAGAATAAATTAATTTAAAAGGAAATATTATGCCTAACAGTAAAGCAATTGGTGTCGCATATTCTGACCCACAACTAGATTCATATCAAGTCGGCAGCTCTAATGACCCGATTGCCATTACATCGGCAAGTATCCTAAACGGTTCGTACGCCACGACTTCAGCCGCTTCTGGTGATACCCGTCTTAACTATAGCCGTTTAGCTTTCACATCAACTGGATCTGGCGAAACTAGCCGTGTGTTTTCCACAGTGACTGGTGTTGGCGCAGCGGCTGGTGGCACTATTAACGGCGAACACGTTAGTATGTCAGTCAATGGCTCAGGCACAATCAGCGGTGCGGGTAACGCACTTCGTGCAACCATTGGCGGTACATCGACAAACCCAGGCGGCACTTTGGCAGCTATTCAAGCTGACTCAAACTTTGCAAGCGGTGGCACTTGGTCAAACACTTCATTTATCCGTTTCACAAACAGCGGAACTGGAACTGTAGCGTATCTCGCCAATGTACCGACAACTGGTAGTGGTCTATTGATGGCCCCGCACACTACGCAAGTAATGACTGATTCAATTCGTATCGTAATGGCAGACGGGTCGGTTCGTTACATTATGTGTACAACATCTTCTGCTAATCGTACTGGCGGCGCATAAGTGATTAGTAAAGAGTTTTTGTTATCGGAAATCTCTGACTTAGAGGCTGAATCACAGAAGGCGCAAACCTTTTTGATTCAGGCTCAAGCTACTATTGCCGCGTACAAGATGTTGATACATAAGTTAGAAGAACCACCAATTGAGGGATAAATGAATTTACGTCCATTAAAAGACAGAATCGTAATTGAACCTCTCGAACGAGTAAAAAGCGAGGTTCTTCAAGTAATAATGGCTGAGAAAGATAACATGGGCGTAGTGGTCGCAGCTGGGCCAGACGCAGCAAAGCATTTAAAAGAAGGCGAATTTGTCCGGTATGGCACAATGGGCAAAGATGAGTATCTAAAGTATCAAGAATATTTTGTAGACAACAAACGTTACTTAATTATGTCTTGGCAAGATGTATGTTTTGTTCAATAGGAAATATTTATTGTGCATAAGAAACCTGAACCCAAAAAGAAAGAGCAAAGCGGTAAGATGCCATTGGCGGCGTTAATCATTGCTTTTAAACGTAAAAAGAAATAATGGCTAAGAAATCTGTGTCGTTATCGGTTGGGCGTGGCGAAAAGCTACCAGTCAGCCAAGGCGCAGGATTAACGGCTAAAGGTCGTGCAAAGTACAACGAAGCCACAGGCAGCAATTTAAAAGCACCAGCACCTAAGCCTAAGACTGAAGCCGATAAAGGTCGCAAAGCATCATTTTGTGCGCGTATGTCGGGAGTTGTAGCGCAGGCAAAAGGGCCAGCGGAACGTGCGAAAGCATCACTCAAACGATGGAAATGTTAATTATGGCTACTAAATCTGGTTTATATGCCAACATTCATGCTAAACGTGAGCGCATTGAGAAAGGCGCAAAAGAGAAGATGCGTAAGCCTGGCACAGAAGGCGCACCCACAGCTAAAGCATTTAAGCTCGCTGCTAAGACTGCTAAGAAATGACTCCTAACGTCTATTTACCTTACCCATCGCCACAAACCGTGGATGAGCTAAATCAGGATGTATTAGCGTTACTTAAACAGCCTGGTGTACCGGACAGCCTGATGAACGAATACAATGCTGTGGTTGATAACCCTGAAACACAAGACGATATTGACCAAGAGCAAGCTAACTCTGATTCAATGGCTAACGAATGACTAACCCTGTAGGTAGACCAAGCAAGTATGATCCTGCCTTTTGTGAGCAGGTGATCAAACTTGGAAAACTAGGTAAGTCAACTGAGCAAATAGCTAGTGAATTAGGGTTATCTACTAGAGTAATGTTCAAATGGCGAGACGAACATGAAGATTTTATGCACGCCTTGGCTGACTCTAAAGAATACTCTCAGGCTTGGTGGGAAGATATGTGTCAAACGCACATGATTGAAGATAAAGATTCGCCTAAGTTAAATGCGTCTTTGTGGTCAAGATCAATGGCTGCAAGGTTTCCAAAGACTTACAGAGAATCAACCAAACAAGAGATTACTGGTGCAGATGGCGCACCGTTACTAACAGGTATCCAAGTATCCTTTGTGAAGCCTAATGAATCTAGCGCAAGCAATAGCGAAGGCTGAGTTTCCAGAGAAACTGTCTTGTCTGTTTGATCCACCACGTTCAAGGTATCGAGTTTTATTTGGTGGTCGAGGCGGTGCTAAGTCATGGGGCGTGGCGAGAGCGTTACTAATCCTTGCAGCTCGTGACCAGTTACGCATACTGTGCGCTCGTGAATACCAGACCTCAATCAAGGATTCAGTACATAAGCTCTTATCGGATCAGATCAGCGAGCTGGGTCTAGACGGATTCTACGAGATCACCCAGGCATCGATCAAGGGTAAAAACGGCTCAGAATTCTTCTTTGTCGGTTTAAAGAACAACATCAGCAACGTTAAATCCTTTGAAGGTGTTGATATTTGCTGGGTTGAAGAAGCTCAAACCGTATCAAAAACTAGTTGGAACGTGCTGATCCCAACGATCCGTAAAGAACAGTCTGAAATATGGGTAACATTTAACCCAGAGTTAGAAACCGACGATACGTTTCAGAGGTTTGTTGCTCACCCACCGAAAGACTGCGTAATTGAAAAGATCAACTGGTCGGACAATCCGTGGTTTCCTGAGACGCTCAGACTTGAGAAAGACGCACTAAAAGAGCGTGATATTGAGTCTTACAACACAGTCTGGGAAGGAGTTTGCAGGCAGACGGTAGACGGTGCGGTGTTTGCTCGTGAGATGCAGGCAGCTGATCTTGAAGGTCGCATCATGCGAGTGCCTTACGATCCTGCCAAACCTGTTCATGCGGTGTTTGACTTAGGCTGGGCAGATGCTACAGCTATTTGGTTTATCCAGTTTATCGGCATGGAGATCCATTTAATCCGGTACATCGAGGATAACCAGCGCACGATCAGCCATTATCTGTCTGTGATGCAAACCTATGGATACGTCTACGATACCTTATGGTTGCCGCACGATGCACAGAATAAGACACTAGCGGCTAACGGTCGCAGCATTGAGGAAATCGTGCGAGCTGCGGGTTATAAAGTACAAATTACCGCAAAAGTGCCTGTTTCTGATAGCATTAATGCTGCTAGAACGATATTCCCCAAGTGTTACTTTGACCGTGAAGAATGTGCAGAGGGTCTACAATGTTTGAGGCACTATCGTTATGATGTAGACCCAGACACTAAAATGTTTAGCAAAAGTCCGTTGCATGATAATTATTCGCACGGTGCAGACGCATTTCGTTATATTGGCTTAGTGGTTAATGAGCCTCGCAAGATTAAGAAACAGACAACGTATCAATTACCTGCAAGCTGGATGGGATGATGGACAACGAAAACGACCCACGCATTGCTGCGGCAATGAAATTCTTACGTCTGACTACAGATGCAGATCAATCAAACCGTAGCGAAGCGTTAGAGGATTTAAAGTTTGCCGCTGGCGATCAATGGCCTACCGAGATTCAGAACAGTCGCAACCTTGAAGCTCGTCCATGCCTGACGATTAACAAGATTGATCCGTATATCCGACAGGTTACAAACCAACAACGTCAAGCTCGACCACGCATTAAGGTGCATGGCACAAACACTAGTTCTAACGAGAAACTAGCGGAAATCCTGACAGGCGTGATCCGTCACATTGAGGTCAACTCAGACGCAGATCAGGCTTATGACACGGCTTTTGATTATTCTGTACGCATGGGTTGGGGCTACTTTCGGGTAATTACTGACTACATTCGTGACGATTCGTTTGACCAAGAGATTTACATTCGCCCGATTGATAATCCATTTACCGTATATTTCGACCCTAATTCAATCCTACCTGATGGTTCTGACGCTGATCGTTGCTTAATTACAACGGTTATTGAAAAGAAAATCTTTCAGGAAATGTATCCAAATGCCGATCTAGGCAGCTTTACGTACCGTGGAACTGGTGACGATTCCGCTGAATGGATTATGAAGGATGATATTCGGATTGCCGAATACTTCTACACTGAGCGGAAAGCAGCAAAGCTAGTTCAACTGTCGGATGGTACATCTGTTTATAAGGATGAGCTGCCCGATCAAGCAATCCTAGCAATGGCAGGAATCACGATTGTTAGCGAACGTGAGTCTATGCGTAAGCAAATTAAGTGGTGCAAGTTGACCGCTATGGAAGTGCTTGAGGAGAGTGATTGGCCTGGCAAGTACATCCCGATTGTTCCGGTCTACGGTCAGCAGCTAGTCATCGAGTCTAAGCGTAAGAAGTACGGCTTGGTTCGCAATGCTAAAGACCCGCAGCGGATGCTTAACTTTTGGCAAACGTCTATCACCGAGTCTGTCGCACTCGCACCAAAAGCTAAGTGGTTAATGGCTGAAGGGCAAGACGAAGGGCATGAGATGGAATGGGCTTCAGCTAACATCAAGTCAAGTCCTGTGCTGCGTTACAAGCAAAAAGACATTGAAGGTGTGCCAGCGCAGCCACCAACACGGCTACAGCCTGAACCACCACCAGCGGGTATTCTTGCTGCAAGTGCGTCAATCAACAACGATTTGCAGGCTGTACTAGGTATCTTTGACCCTAATCAAATGCCTAGCGGTAACCTATCGGGCAAAGCTATCAATGGTCAGCAACAACAGATTGATCTGACTAACTTTCATTACTTCGATAATCTGACACGTTCAATCCGCTATGCAGGCAAGATTCTGCTCGATCTGATCCCTAAAATATACGATCACGAACGAGTTATGCGGATCATTGGCTACGACAATCAGCCTGAATTAGTGGTCTTGAACCAACGTACCGTTGACGATGCAGGCGTGACTAAGATTCTCAATGACGTAACTGTTGGCGAATATGACGTTGTGATGGAGACAGGCCCAGGCTACAACTCCAAGCGTCAAGAGGCTGTTGCCAACATGATGCCATTGCTCGCTGCAAGCCCAGACTTGATGAAAGTGGCTGGCGATCTAATCTTTAGAAACATGGACTTCCCTGGCGCAGACATTATTGCCGATCGTTTGGCAGCGTCTAACCCATTGGCAAACGTTGACGAGAAATCAGATATACCGCCACAAGTGCAAATGCAACTGGCGCAATCTAAACAGATGATGGATCAAATGCAGCAGCAAATGCAGCAGATGGATATGATTATTAAGAGCCGAGCTGATGTTGTCGCAATGCAGCAAGATGGTGAAACTAAACGTAAATTGATGGATGTTACGTCGAGGGCGCACAATACTGAAACGATTAACGAGGCAAAAGTTAATCAAAACATTATGAATTCGATGGTTTCGCAGAATAAAGCCGAACTGGAAGCCATGACCAAGTTAATGCTTGCTCGCATGGATACTAACCAGTTACAAGCAGAGATTGATAAACGTGACGCTGAAACACAAAGAATGTACGCATTTTCTGAAGGCGAGATCCATACCGAAACCAGCCCATTCATACAACGTTGACATTTAACATATTTGGATTATTATTAGCAAATCTTACCAGTTAGACACAACTGGGTTAATTCTTGGATAAAACCATGTCAGAACGTGAAGCACAAACAGTAGTAACGAGTGAAAATATTGCAGAGTTTACGGCACAAAAATTAGGTTTAGCTGACCGTGCAGATACTGAGGCTGATAATTCAGAGCCAGATCAAGCAGCGGAACAGAGTGAACCGAAGTCCGAAGATGAAGCTAAAACAGGTAAACAGAATCCTAAACTTGAAAAGCGGTTTTCTGAGATTACCAAGCAACGTGAGGCGGCTCGTGAAGAAGCGAAGCGTGAACGTGAAGCTAGGGAATCTTTAGAAGCAAAGGTAGCGGAACTAGAACGGCGTGGACAACCACAACAACGGGTTGAGACGCTAGACGAAGAACCTAAGCCAGAGCAATTCAACGATGCTTTTGAATATGCAAGAGCACTAGCTGAATATTCTGCTGAACAGGCGTTAAAGAATCGTGATCGAGTAGAGCTTGAAAAGAAGTATCAAGCAGAGCATGACAAACTAATTGAGGTTTGGAATGATCGGCTAGAGACTACTAAGAAAGAGCTACCGGATTATCAGGACATGATTGAGTCATCAGACGTAATGGTTTCAGACCAAGTGCGTGATGCTCTTTTAGAAAGTGATGCAGGCCCAAGAATCCTGTACCACTTAGCTGAGAATCCAGATTACGCTGAAAAGCTGTCAAAGATGACGGTGATTAGCGCATTGAGAGAGATTGGGAAACTGGAAGCTAGGTTTGAAAAGACTGAAACTAAACCTGTTGTGCGGTCTAAAGCACCAGCACCGATTAACCCTTTGCGGGCTACGGGCGGTTCGATGGATACCTCAGTAGGAAGTGATGGGGAATTTCACGGAACGTATAGCCAATGGCGGGAAGCCAGAAAAGCGGGGAGAATTAGGTGATGGAAAATCTAATTTTTGATAGGATTTATCATGGCAAACCAACTACTTACCATTAGCAAGATTACTAACGAGGCCTTAATGGTTCTCGAAAACGAATTGACTTTTACAGGTCAAGTCGAGCGCAAGTACGATGACCAATTTGCTGTTGTCGGCGCAAAGATCGGTAACACAATAAATGTTAGAAAACCTGGACGATTCATTGGAACTACAGGGCCAGCTTTGAACGTTGAAGATTTCAACGAGACTTCTGTGCCTGTTACTTTGTCAACCCAGTTTCACGTTGATACACAGTTTACGACTCAAGACTTGGCATTAAGCCTCGATTCATTTTCGGATCGTGTGCTTAAACCCGCTATCGCAGCGATTGCCAACAAGGTCGATGCTGATGGTCTGACTATGGCTAAAAACGCCACAGCCAACACCGTTGGTACTGCTGGTACAACTCCTAACGCTTTGCTTACCTTTTTGACTGCACAGGCTTTTCTGGACAGCGAAGGCGCACCTCGTGACGGTAAGCGTTCTTGCATTATTGAGCCATTCACTTCAGCCTCAATTGTTGACTCGCTCAAGGGCTTGTTTGTTCCATCGAACGTGATTGCCGATCAGTACAAGAAAGGCATGATGGGTCGTGACTCAGGCGGCATGAACTGGTACATGGATCAGAACGTTGTCAATCAAACTTATGGCACATCGGCTGGTACTGCTGTTGTTGCTACAACGACTGCTACAGGCTTTCTAACTAGCGGTTGGGCATCAACATCAACCATCAGCCTAACTTCAACTGGTGCTGTCAGCTTAAACGTTGGCGATACCATCCAGATCGCTGGTGTGTTTGCTGTCAACCCACAGAACCGTGCTGCATACGGCACAAACAAGCTACGCAGCTTTGTTGTGACTACCGCTGCATCAGGTACTGGCGCAACGTTTAACGTAGTGGTTTCACCTGCTGTCATTACCGCAGGTCAATTCCAAAACGTGTCAATTCCGACCACTTCGGCTACTGCTGCTGTGACTTTCTTTAACAAAACTGGTACTGTTTCGCCACAAAACATTGTGATGCACAAAAATGCTTTCACTTTGGCTTGTGCTGATTTAGAGCTGCCAGACGGTGTGCATTTCGCAGGTCGTGCCTCTGATAAAGAGCTAGGGCTTTCGATTCGTGTCGTTCGTCAGTACACCATCAACAACGATTCGATTCCGACTCGTTTAGATGTACTGTACGGCTGGGCGCCCCTGTATCCCGAACTGGCCTGCCGAGTCGCAGCCTAATTTAGTGGGGGGTTAATCGCCCCCCGTTAATCTAAAACATTTAAAGGAAATTATCATGGCGAATCCAGGCCCAGCAGTCACCATTAGCTCGCATCCACAGGTTGCGGGTACTAACCAAGCGTTGCGTTTGCTTGCATCGTTTCAAGGCGTTAACTGTAACGTTTTGGGCGATACCGTGTTGCCTATCATCAACACAAGCAGCTACAGCGTTTCTAACGTTATCTTTACCAACGCAAGCACAAGCCTAACAACTGCTGCTGCGGGACTGTTTACAGCCCCAGCTGCGGGTGGTACGGGTATTGTTGCAAACGCAGCGTTGTCGGCTCTTTCGGCGGCATCTGTTGTATCGCAACGTTCAGTAGCAAGTACAGCAGCTCAAGCAGGGCAAAATCTCTACTTTAACGTAGCGACTGCTCAAGGTGCTGCGGCAACTTGTGATGTGTTTGTTTATGGCTACGATTTGACGTTTAATTAATTAGTCAAAGCGTCAAGAAAGCCACTCAGTAAATTGGGTGGCTTTTTTTCTTAAAAAAGGATCATCATGGCTTACAACAGTCCATTTTCACCATTCGGGCCAACTTACTTAGTCGGTACGTCATCGGTGCAAGTACAATCAAGTAACGGCAATCAACCCACCAGTTATAGAGTTAAAAATATGCTGGGTACGACACAATACTTTTCATGGTTGCCACCACAGCCTAACAATGCAACACAAAGCATTACTGTGACTGCACCAACAGCGGGTAATCCATCTGCAAACACAATTGGTATGCTGCCGTATTCTGTCGAAATCTTTGGCGGATTACCTGGCAACGCATGGTTTGAAGCTGATGCGGCTGCTGCGTTTGAAATCACAGCAGGAGAGGGACTATGAGTTTGCGAGCCGTATCTTTGGGGACAAGTCCCGCAGTAACAAGCATTACTTCAGACGCTTTTATTCTAAGCTCTGCTGGCATAATTACCGAAGCAACAACGGCTCGCACACTTTCCGCTAGTGATAACGGTAAAGTTATTTACTGTACAAGCGGTTCTGCTACGACAATCACTTGTGCGGCAAGTTTAGGTAAAGGGTTTAGTTGCACAATTATCCAAGGTGGTGCGGGTAAGGTCACAGTCGCAGCTGGCGGTCAGACGCTTGTGTCTTATTCGAGCTTGTTTAGCACAATGGGGCAATATGCTGTTATCTCTGCAATCTGTCCTGTTGCTAATACTTTCCTGCTTGCTGGTAATTTAGGAGTCTAAGATGGCGGTCACATTATCCAGTTTGGCAGGTGCAGGCGCACAATTCTTTGATAACAATGGTGTGCCACTTGCAGGCGGGTTAATTTATACCTACCTTGCAGGAACAAGCACGCCTGCTACAACATATACATCAAGTACAGGTTTAATAGCCCATGCAAACCCTATTGTTCTTGATGCAGCGGGGCGCATTGCTACTGGTGAGGTATGGTTAACGTCAGGCATTGATTATAAATTTATTGTTCAAACTTCACTTTTTGTGCAACTTGGGTCGTATGACAACATTCCAAGCGTTAATGACTTTACGTCTATTTATGTTGCACTTGCTAATACATCAAACGTAGCATTGGGTGATGCTTTAATTGGATTTAAACAATCAAACGCAAGTGGTGTACTAGGAGGTGCGGTAGGTAAAACTGTCCATCAAAAGTTGCAAGAAACTGTAAGTGTTATGGATTTTGGTGCTGTCGGTGACGGGTCTAACGATGACACAGCGGCAATTCAAGCAGCTTTAAATACAGGCAAATACGTTTATTTACCTAAAGGTACATACAAAACAACGTCTACTTTAAATGTAACGATTGATTCAACAGGTATGTACGGTGAAGGTCAATCTTCTTTAATTCAACCTAGTTTTGTATCTGGCGATATATTTGCAATTGGTGATGGGTCAAACCAAATTTCTGAGCTTAACTTTAACAACTTTTTAATTTGGCCATCTGTTGTAAAAACTTCTGGCTATGCGTTTAATTGCCGATTTATAACAAGCTCAACTTGGACAAATGTATTTGTAGGTTCGCTAAATGTATATGTTACGCATAGGTTATACGATGGGTTTTATTTTGACCGATTTGGGGAATGTAAAGTTTCCGGTGGTCAAATTATTGTTGCAGAAACGGCTATAAAAGCTAGAGGTAATGCTGATCAAACTTTTGGCGCAGAATTAAGTTTTTCTGATAGTTTAAGAATTGTTGGCGCAACAAAAGGCATTTGGATTGGTGGGGCTTGTGGCGGTATTTATTTAAACCGCATGGATGTAAGTGACTGTACTAACGGCGCATATTTTGACGATACGTTGCAGCCTGGTGTTCAAAACCGTGAAATATTCTTTAATCCTGGTTGCACAATTGATTCATCAAAAGAATGGGGCATTATATTTCGTTCAAATGGCGGTGCTGTTGTACAAGCAAATGGTTTATGGTTAGCTAATTCTGGAACAGCTTTAGCTACGGCTGGCGGTGCTTTAATTGAATCAACAGGGTCGTTTGCTTGGTCAAATTTAATTTGTTATTTTAATAAGTATGACGGAATAAATATAACAGCTGGAGCGCACAATTTTAGTGGTGGCTATATCCGCAATAGCGGCACAGGTGCATCGGGCGGCAATGGTATTACTGCAACGGGTTTTGCTTTTTTATCCATTACAGGAATGGCGATACATAATAACGGCAACGTAACTAGAGGCTATGGTGTTGATTTAGTTGGAACGCCGAATAATTTTATTATTGAAGCTAACATTTTTTTCAGCAATGGGCAGGGTCAAGTATATTCAGTTAACTCTACGTTAACTCAAATGATTAGAGATAACAGTGGTCACATAACTGAAAATAGTGGTTATGCAACAATTTTGACGGGTAACAGTACAGTTGTAGTTAATCATGGACTAGCAGACACACCAACTTTTGTTGACGTAGGATTTGCAGGGCCAATGGATTCAACAAGTGTTTATGTCTACGTTTTAACTTCATCGTTTACTAGTACACAATTTACTATTACATATTCCGGTGTAGCGGGTGTAGATAGAGTTTTTTGTTGGCGAGCTACAAGAGGTCAAGCATGATTACCCCATCGTTTGCATTAACTGCAACAGAACGAGTATTGCCAAGATTGGCGTTAGACTTTACGACTGCTAGTTTAGATAGTCGTGTGACGTTTACAAGATCGGGCGGTACAGCAACGGTTACCAACGCTAGCGGTAATGTGGTAACCATTGGTGCTAATTTGCCCCGTTTTGATTTTGACCCTATTGCGTTAACTTGCAAAGGGCTTTTAATTGAAGAAAGCCGAGTTAATTACGTTCAACAATCTGCTGATTTTGCTACAAGTTGGACTTTAATAGGTTCAACTATACAAACAAATCAAATAACATCACCAGACGGAACATTAAACGCAGATAAAATTATTGAAGATACTTCGAATAGTATTCATTTGTCATTGTGGAACACAGCAATGCCAAATTGCAATCAAAATTTGGCGTTTTCTTGCTATTTTAAAGCCAACAGCAGAACAAAAGTTAGGCTGTCTATGGTCAATGGCGCAACAGGTTCGGGTTACAACGAAGCCAATTTTAATTTATCTACCGTATCAGTCATTAGCACCGCAAATGCAGGAAATGCTACTGGTGTTGCCGCATCAATTACAAGCGTTGGCAATGGTTGGTATCGTTGCGTAATTACAGGACAACCAAGTACCGCAGCCGATCCTGTTCGTGCAGATATTTATTTGCTTGATGCTGCGGGTTCGGCTAGTTATCTTGGCGATGGCGTGTCTAATTTATACGCATGGGGCGCACAACTTGAAATTGGTGCATTTGGCACTAGCCTTATTCCCACGGCAGGGTCACAAGTCACCCGCACGGCTGACATAGCAACAATGACGGGAACTAATTTTAGCAGCTGGTATAACGCAAGTGAGGGGGCGTTTTTAGCTTCAGCGGTACTTACTAGGCAAGCTGCTATTGCTCTTACAGGTATATTTAGCGCAAACGATAATACTGGTTTAACTAATTACATGAACGCTTTTTACAGAGGTACTGGCGCATTAGGGACAAATATTTACGCAGGGTCTGTTTCACAACTGGATCAAAACACGTTGGGTGTAACAGTTGCAAATACGGTTGTAAATATTGGGATTGCGTATAAGTTAAATAATTCTGTTTCTTATGCTAACGCTACGGTTCAAACAACTGATACATCAGTAACAATACCTACCGTTACTCAATTGCAATTGGGTTTTACACCAACAGGCGCATATTTAAACGGCATTTTGAGAAACTTCAGGTTTTGGCCTCAACGTATATTAAATGCCGAAGGGCAAGCGTTTTCTAAAGGTTAACAATGAACCCGTTAGACATTCATTTAAAGTTTCCCGATCAGGCTACAGCAACGGCTGCGTTTGTCAAAGCAGGCGTGTGGCTTACCTTTATTGATGAAGATAAACAGGTACGCTACCAAGATGCGCCTAATTACCTGACTGACGTAATTGGTTTGATCTACAAACCTACAGGTAAAAAACTAGTACACGAAAACGGCTTTGAGTATGATGAAATGGCTGACGTAGGCGGGTGGCACGTTAATTTGCGTGGCAAATTGCCTGACGCAATCAAACCTTATCAAATTACAGTACCAAATACACCTCTACGAATTTGGGATTAAAAACATGACAACGCCATTAGACATTATCTCAAGATCGTTGAAAGATATTGGCGCACTTGAAGCGGGTGAAACACCGACAGCTGACGCAACACAAGATGCTTTCGAGATGCTTAACGATCTGTTAGATCAATGGTCAAACGAAAACATGATGGTGTATTACCAGACTGAAATCATCTTTCCGGTGGTGTCTGGGCAGACTCAGTACACGATTGGCCCAGGGGGTCAGATTGGCGCAATCTTTACTGGTTCTATTTCCGGCACGACTTTGACTGTGACTGCTATTGCGTCGGGTGCGATTGCTGTGGGTCAGACTTTAAGCGGCACAGGGGTTACGGCAGGCACAACGATCACAGGCTTTTTAACGGGCGCAGGCGGCAACGTTAACGAGATTGGCACTTACACAGTCAGCCTATCGCAAACGGCTGCTAGTACGACTATAAACGCTTATTATCAACGTCCTACAAGCATTAACTCTGCGTTTGTCCGAATCAACACAAACTCTAACGGTGTGCCAATTATTAACGGCGGCTTGGACTATCCAGTAGCGGTGCTAGGGTTAGACCAATATGAAATGATTGGGTTAAAAACTTTGTCAGGGCCGTGGCCTAAAGCGATTTACTATCAACCGACTGAACTGTTAGGTAACATATTTGTATGGCCTAACCCAAGTCAAGGCGAGTTGCATTTGTTTTGCGACACACAGTTTGCCAAGTTTATGACGTTGACCAACACAATTAACTTACCGCCTGGCTTTAATATGTGTCTACGCTGGTGCTTGGCTGAACGTCTAATGCCTATGTACGGTAAGACTAATACAACTCAAATTGCAATGATTAACGCTTTGTCTGCACAATCTAAAGCAACGCTCAAACGTACTAACATGAAACCTGCACCTGTTGCTAGGTACGATGATGTATTGATAACGGGCAAGGCTAAAGATGCTGGTTGGATATTAAGTGGCGGCTTTTATTAAGGATTAAAATGACTACTACAACGTTTGTTGATGGCGTAACCGTCATTGAGGCAGATTGGTTAAATGATGCAAACAGCGTTATTTATAACGGCACATTTCAAACCAATAACGTGCAACTTGTTACGCCTACGCTTGGAACGCCTGCGTCTGGAACATTGACTAACTGCACAGGTCTGCCTGTAGCGTCGGGAGTGTCAGGTTTAGGTACAGGCGTTGCTACCTTTTTGGCAACTCCATCAAGTGCAAATTTGCGAGCTGCGTTAACAGATGAAACTGGCACGGGTTCGGCGGTGTTTGCAACGTCACCAACATTAGTTACACCTGCACTTGGAACGGTTGCGTCAGGAAATATCTCAGCTTGTACTAGCACATCTATGGTTATGGTAACGCCAGTATTAGGTGCTGCAACTGGCACTAGTTTAAATACTACTGGTAACCAAACCATTACTGGCACAGGTAAGCAAGGCTACGCTACAGGCTCAGGCGGTGCTGTTGTTCAATCAAGTAGCAAATCAACGGGTGTTACGTTAGATAAATCAAACGGTCAGATTACGATGAATGCTGCTAGTCTTTCGGCGGCAACAGTTGTTTCATTTACGCTGACAAACAACACAATTGAGGCTGGCGATATTATTGTAATGAACCATATATCAGGCGGCACATTAGGGGCATATATATTTAATGCTTCAACGGCGGCTGGGTCTGCATCAATCAATGTAAGCAATTGGACTGGTGGCGCACTTGCTGAAGCTGTTGTGATTCGCTTTGCTGTGATTAAAGTTGTAAGCGCATAAGGGGTCGAAATGCCTGATTTTGGGTTTGTTGGGCCAAGCTACGAAGCACCTAGTATCTATCAAGATGCACAGGAATGTATTAACTTTTTTCCTGAAATTGACCCAATGAAGCCAAAAGAGGAACGAGGCGTAATTGCCTTATATCCTACGGCGGGGCTTGTTCAGCGCACACAGTTAGCAAACGCACCAGTTCGAGGGATGCGAGCGTTATCAGGTGGGCAGTATTTGGTAGCTGTAGCTGGATCAAATGTTTATTCAATCAATACATCTTGGCAAGCTACTTTAATCGGTACGCTTACAACAAATACAAATCCTGTATCCATTACTGACAACATAATGACGGGAAGTGGACTGACTGCGTACCTTGTGGATGGGGTAAACCGATATACATGGATTGCGGCAACAAACACTTTTGCAACATTACCTGCTTTAGACGGTGCTTGGCAAGGTGCTACGGTTTGTGATGTGATTGATGGGTACGTTGTCTACAATCAGCCAGGCACACAAAATTGGGCAAACACAGACTTAGACTCTCAATTGTCTACTGCGGCTTTGTACGGGTCAAAGAATGGCGCACCAGATCCAATTGTGTCTTTAATTTGCGACCATCGGCAAATTTACCTTTTAGGCGAAAAGACTACGGAAACATGGGTAGACGTTGGCGGCACAATACCGTCGATCACAACTTTCCCGTTTCAACGTATTTCTGGAACAATGATGCAGCATGGCATTGCCGCACCGTTCTCTGTTGCTCGCTTTGATGAATCCATTATGTTTGTCGGGCGTGATGATCGAGGGATTGCCACGATTGGAATGATTCAAGGCTATCAGTACATTCGCCTATCGACCCATGCGGTTGAGAATACCTTGCAAGATGTATACATTGGTGACGCTATTGCCTTTACGCAGCAGCTCATGGGGCATGAGATGTACGTTGTGACATTTCCGGCAGCTGACTTGACTTGGGTTTTTGATTACTCAACTAAGCTTTGGCACAAATGGCTGTCTTGGGAAAACGGCGAGTTTCATCGTCACAGGGCTAACTGCGGTGCTTTCTTTAATGGTCAAAACCTTGTTGGTGATTATGAAAACGGGTCAATTTACGAAGTTAACCTAGAGGTTTACACAGACAACGGCAACACAATTCGCAGAGTTCGACGTTGCCCGCATTTAGTATCTGACTTGCAAAGGTTTTACTTTCACGAATTACAGATCCAATTTCAGCCTGGCGTTGGATTGGTTAACAATGTAAACCCCTATGCCGCACTTGCAGGCGTAGCGATTGCTGGTATTGCTATTGTCGGATCAGGAATATTTACATCTGGCGTTGATCCCCAAGCTATGCTGCGGTGGTCAAATGACGGTGGATCAACTTATTCAAACGAGCATTGGACAAGCATTGGACAGATCGGCGCATATAAGAATCGTGCAATGTGGCGACGGCTAGGCTATGCACGGGATCGAATCTTTGAAGTTGTGGTGACTGATCCGGTTAAAGCTGTCATTGTGAGTGCCAATTTAAAAGCCTCTGTTGGTGACAACTAATGGCTAATATTATCTTTCCGCAAAGCCCATTTTTAGATCCTATGGGCAGACCTGCAAGAGAATGGACGCAATGGTTGCAAAACCCTGACGTTCAAACCCTTACAGCAGCGACGCTTAATGTGACAAACGTAGTTTTGGATTTGCCGTTAGATGTTCAGTATGGTGGAACAGGCTTATCAACAATTCCTACAGACGGTCAATTATTGATCGGTAATGGTACAGATTACACTTTAAGCACATTAACGGCGGGTACTGGTTTAACGATTACTAATGCCGCTGGATCAATTACGCCTAGAATTACAAACACAGGTGTAATTGCGGGTGCTTACGGCTCTGCATCGTCTGTTACGACTTTGACGGTCAACGCTCAAGGGCAATTGACGGTAGCGGGTAACGTAGCGATAGCGATTGCTGCTTCACAAATTACTAGCGGTACATTGCCTGTAGTGCGTGGCGGCACAGGTCTAGCGTCTTACACCATTGGCGATATTATCTTTGCTAGCGGCACAACAGCGTTATCTAGTTTGCCTGACGTAGCTACTGGTAACGCACTTATATCCGGTGGCGTAGGTGTCGCACCTAGCTACGGCAAGATTGGTCTGACTACTCATGTGTCGGGTGTTTTGCCTATTGCAAACGGTGGCACAAACATTTCAACGTATGCTGTCGGTGACATACTTTATTGCAGCGCAACAAACGTATTGTCTAAGTTGCCTAAGCCAACAGATAGTTCATATTTGGCAATGACTTCAGCGGGTGTGCCTAGCTGGAAGAATCCAAAATACGGTACGTTTTACAACACAACGACTGAAACCGTTGGCATTATCAATACGGCGTATCCACTTAATTTTGATACAACAGACTTAAGTAATGGCGTAACGGTTGCAACGACTGCTGCGGTGGTAACGGGCAGCATTGCTCTATTTGTGTTGACTGTCACAGCGGTCACAAGCGGCACACTGTCGATTGGACAAGTAATTAGCGGAACGGGCGTGACTGTTGGAACTCGAATTGTTGCGTTTGTATCTGGTTCTGGCGGTGCGGGAACTTATACCGTTGATAAATCACAAACTGTTTTAAGCACAACGATTTCAGCAACTAAGCAATCAAGATTAACGGTAGCGGCTGATGGGGTGTATAACTTTCAATTTTCTTGCCAACTTGATAAATCAAGTGGTTCTGCTAAAAGTGTTTATATATGGCCTCGTATTAATGATGTTGATGTAACTAACTCAGCAACAGAAGTTACGTTAGCTGGCTCAAATGCTGCGACTGTTGCGGCATGGAACTTTGTTTATAACTTGTCGGCTAATAGTTATTTTGAACTAATGTGGTCTGCGGAAGATACGGGTTGCATTATGCCCGCATCGGCGGCGGCTGCACCAGTTCCTGCAATACCAGCAATTATTATGACTGTGACGGACAACATTAGCGTATGAGCGCACTATTTATGATCTACAAATCTGTAGAAAATAGATTGCCATTTGGATTTGATAAGTTTAGTGAAGCGGTATCTGATTGGGAAATAATCCCTGTAATACAACGGGGCAAGTTATTTGGCGGCGTAATGGTTAAAGGCAACGAAATCCACGTTGGATTTGCTGAAAAGCCTACGGCAAGTATTCGAGGAAATATTAAAGCGGTATTAAAGCCTTTGTTTGAAAAGCATGGTTTTGTAGTGACAACGGTTAAAAAAGACAATATAAACGGCTTGAATTTTTGTAAACGGCTTGGATTTGTTGAGTTTGGGTCAGATAGCGATAAAATCTTATTGAAGTGTGACGGGAGTCATTATGTTTAAAGTTTACTTGAGCCGCAGACAGACAAAAGCAATGTCTAGCGAATTTCCTATTGGTGATCCAACAGGCGGCGCAGCTTACCGAGAGATGCGTGACCCAGCAACAGCAATGGCTGCGTCAGCTGGTGCAAACGTTGTTGGTTCAATTATTGGTGGCGAAGCGTCTAAATCTGCGGCTAAAACTCAATCTAGGGCAGCGGCTAATGCTTCAGCAGCGCAACAGCGCATTGCAACCCAAGCAATTAGCGGTATGCAAAAGATGCAAGCGCAGCAGATTATTGAATTGCAAAACGCTCAAACTGATGCAATCAATCGTGGTCAAAATGATCGTGCGTCTGCTATTCAATTACTTGTCGATCAACGCACAGACGCTTTAGCTCGCATTTACGGATCGAAAGACGATGCTTTAAAAGTAATCAATACTCAACGTGAAGGTGCATTAGAAACGTTCCAACCATATATGCAGGTTGGTCAACAAGGCGTTGGTGCAATTACTGAGAAACTGCCTTACTTTCAAGAAACGTTCGGGCCAGAACAATTTAGAGCAAATTTAGACCCTGGCTACGAGTTTATGAAACAGCAGGGTTTGGGCGCAATTCGTCAGGGCATGAACGTTGGGGGCGGTGGTTCTAACATTGATCGAGCAGCAACTAAGTTTGCCGAAGATTACGCCAATACTGGATACCAAAACGCTTACAACCGTTTTACAGGTCAACAGCAAAACATCTATAACCGTTTAGCAGGCATTGCAGGAATCGGGCAAACGGCTACGGGTACAGCGGCACAAACAGGTCTAGGCTATGGGCAACTTGGCGCACAGACAGGGCTAGGTTACGAATCCCTTGGGGCGCAAACGGGGCTTGGTTACGGCACGGCAATTGCAAACACAGGGTTAGGCTACGATCAAATGATTGGTAATCAGCAACTTGGTTACGGCAGCACAATGGCTAACTTTAACCAAGGTGTAGGCGCAAACATTTCTAATCTAGCTACTGGCATGGGTACGGCTACAGCACAAGGCATCACAGGTCAGGCTGCTGCACAAGCTGCTGGTGATGTTGGTCAAGCTAATATTTACGGCGGTGCGTTAGGCAACCTTGGGCAACTCGGCACACAGTACGCATATTTTCAAACGCCAGGTATTCAAAAAGCATTAGGGTTAGGTCAATACGCACCACAAACAGGCTCAACGCCGATAAGCGGGGCTAGTCCAACTGGCTTACCTATGGGTGGGGGCAGCGGCATTATGGTAGGCGGCTCGCCTGTTCAATTAGCATAAAGGAAAATCATGGCTGATAACACCATTGCGCTGCAAGTACGACCAATGCCGCAAACCAATATTTTGACTCCAATTACAGACGTAATGAATTTGGGTCGTGCTGCTGTCGGATTGCAGCGTGAAACTGAAACCTTACCCTATGCAATTGAAACTGCAAAGGGTGTGGCATCACAAGCCACAACTGGCGCAGAAAGCTCGATCTTTAAGTTAAATAACGAGCAATCACAATTAGCGTTAAATATTGCAGGCGGTCTTGCAAACGACGATGCAATTATCAATGCAGGCAAGAATCCTATGGCTGCAATGAATACGATCTTGCAAGCAAAAGCACGGATGCTTGCTCAAGGTATTCCAGCGCACATCGTAGAAGCCAACACAGCACCTTTGATTACTAATCTAGTGTCTAACCCTAGTGGGTTTTTGCAGACGCTTAAAAACGTGATTCAAGGTGGTCTTGGCGCACAAGGCCAACAGCAATTGCAAACCCCGCAACTTACTGAAGCAGGCGGCGCACCTGCAACATTCCAAAGCGGCACAGGTACATTACGGACTGCGCCTATTGCGCCTGCTGGATCAGCACCTAGCTCGACTTCTGGCCCTGCTGCACCATTTACCGGACAACCAACAGCGCAACCAACAGAACCACCACCACAAGTCATGCCACAAGCAGGCGGCGATTTATACGCAAAAGGTATGCCTACGGGCAAGCCTGGCACATTCTTTGGTGATAACGGTCAGATTGTTGACGCAAGCGGTAAAGTCGTATTTGATGCTGCGGTGCGGGATTCGTCAGGTCAAGTTGTTGACATGAAAGCCATGCCGCAAGAATACGACCCAATGAATAAGCCGATTGATAAAACTCTTGGTACGGTTCAATCTTTCCCTGTTGCGCCACCGCCAAAAATGCAAGGCGCACCGTTACCACCAGCAGCACCGCAAACAGGCGTAAGTGCGGATCAAATGGCACAGCCTGCATCAACTGGCGCAGGCTTTAAATTATCTTATCCGGTTCGCAAAGCAGGCGAAGCTCGACAAGTGTTGGCTTCAGAAGTTGCAGATGAAGCGGCAGGTAATTTGTACCGCAATTCGTTAATTAAGAATCAAGGCAACTTGGTCACTAACCGTAGAAACCTTGAAGAAGTTATTTCTGAAGCAGACAAGGTTGAAAAGAATCTTAGTTTGCTTGGATTCAAAGTTGATAACGCAGGATTTTTAGGCGCAGGCGCACGAAAACTAAACGAATTTTTTGGTACGGAAACAGGCATTACGCTAAAACAACTTAACAAAGACTTGGCTAACGTTGCAATTTCAAACATCACGGCAGCTGGTGGGTCAATGGATACCGTGGCAGGTCAACAATTAACCCGAATGGCTAACGGCGATGAAACTTACCCACCTGTTATTTTGAAAGATATTGCACGGCGAGCAATGGCAGATATGACAAACCTAGATATGCAAGCCCGTGGCGCACAGGAATTCTCTCGCAAGTTTGGTGCTGCTAACTTAAATGATTACCGTCAGCAATGGGCTAAAAACGCTGATTCAAGATTGTTTGAATTAGTTAACATTGAAAACAGTTCAATGAATTCAGATCAACGGCAAGCGGCACGGGTAAAGTTGTTTAAAGGCATGAACGATAAGCAAAAATCTGAAATGGCTCAGAAATTGCGTAACTTGCAAAAGTTAAGCACAACCGGACAATTGTGATGGAATTTCAAAGCGCAATAGATTTTCTCTCAGGGTCAAAAAAGCCAAAAGAAAAAGATTCAACGGGCTTTGATTCCGCATTGCAATTTTTAGAAGGTTTGCAAAGGCCACCTGTTGCGCCATTAACGCCACAACAAGCACAATCACAATTTGCCCAAATCCCGTTTCAGCCATCAGCACAACCTGCACCGCAACAAATGCAACAGCTAGCACCGCAAGGTAACGCTGTGCAACGTGCAATTGCGCCTGCTGCGTCATTTCTAGATGTAACTCTTGGCGGTCTCGCACCTGGCATTATTGAACCTGTGACTTACGCAGGATCACGAGCATTTGGTGCGACTCCAGAACAAGCTACACAATCATCACAAGCGGCTGCTGCGCCGTTTGTAGACCCGTTTGGCAAGGTTCTAGGTGTGTCTAATTTGCCACAGTACAAAGGCGAAGCATCTCGTCAACTTATGGAATTTATTGGCACAAACATGGGGAAGGGTGCGGAATACATTTCGCAGAAAACCGGATACCCTGTTGCTGACATTCAAAACATGATGGGTACGCTAGTTGCTGGTGGCGGCACAGCAGCTGGTCGAGCGTTAGCGGGTCGTGGCGTAAGCCCTGCTGTTACGCAAATGCAAGATCAATATGCGGCATCATTGAAAGCTAGACAGCCACGCATTGAACCTACGATGACACCTGAAGGTGCGGTTACGCCTGAGACGGTTGCAGCGGTAACACCTGAAGCACCTGTACCACCAGTAGCGGCTGCGGCTATGCCAGAAGTGCCAATGGCTACGCCTGAAGGTCAATTGGTTGTGTCAAAAGCACCAGGCATCGAGGTGTCGTACATTAAGCCCACGCCTGACGTACCGAAAGACACGCCATTTATTACTAGCCCGTTGCAAGAAAATATTGCACCGACTTCAACTACTACGCCACGACCAACAATTGATAATCCGTTTACTGAGCCAATGTACGCCAAGACGGGTAAATTGCCTGTTGAGGAACAGGTATATCGTGTTGAAACGGTTAAAGAGTTAGGCGTACCGACTATTCGGGAAGGTACTAAAACAGGCGATGGGTTCAAGACCGCTGACGAATACGTTACGGCAAAGACTAGTGGCCCGAACAAAGATTTGTTTAATCAACAGATTGCTACCGAACAACAGGCGTTGCGAAACTACGCAAACGGTATTGTCGAGAAAACAGGCGGCAGCGTTGGTTTAGATGAAAACGCTCTCTACAACCGTGGGCAAGCAATTGCACAACCGTTTGATGCGTTTAAAACGCTATTGACTCAGCAAATGCGTCAAGCGTATCAAGCAGCAGGGGAAGTTGCACAAGGTGCGCCAGCTGTTATGCCTGACACATTTCAAAAGTTTCTAAGCACTAATTCCAATTTTGTTGTTAACGACAGTTTCAAATCTTTGCGAAACGGGATTAAGTCACATTTGACTGAGCAAGGCTTGATTAACAAAGACGGTAGCATTAAGGCAATGACCGTCGATCAGTCAGAATTGTTAAGACAATACATTAATTCAAACTGGAATCCTGACCGATCAAGAATTATTCACAAGTTGACCGATTCAATTGATAACGATGTGACACGAGTTGCTGGTACTGACATTTATGAATCAGCTCGTGGTATTCGTACCAAAATGGCAAACTTGTTAGAAGATCCAGTAGGCGTGTCTAAGATCATGGATTACGATCCCAAGACCCCTATCAATCGTTCTACGGCTTTCCCTGATATTCCTAAAGCTGTGGAAAAGATGACACCGGATCAACAGGCGCATCTGGTTAAAGTCTTGCAAGATATGCCACCTGAATTGCAGCCACAAGCTCAAAAGGCTATTGCTGAAATTAAGTCACAATTCGCAAATCGAATTGCAGAGGTTGGTGGTAAAGGTGAATTTTGGAACGCACCTGCTGTTAGCAAGTATTTGCGGGATAACAACAGATCGTTGCGTATTCTAACTGGTGATCCACAAATGGCTAGATCGTTAACTGTCTTGAATGACGGTGGACACTTTTTGCGTATGGATAACGGCTACAAAGGTGCTGCAATCCAGTTTAAAAATATGTACGATAATCCGTTAATTAGCGGCACAACTCAAGCATTGGGCGGTGCAATTGGCGGTGGTATTGCATATGGAATGGGTGGCGGCGGTGCTGTAGGGGCTGCGGCTGCGCCTTTTGGTGCGGCGTATGGTAGAAGTGTTGCTGCAGGTAAATTAGAACGTGCTGCGGCTCGTAGTGCGGCTAGGAAAGGACAAGAAAGTTTACGACCTATTTCTGAAGTTTTAACCTCCTTACAGAAGAAAAAATAATGGACTGGCAGAATCTTATCAATGTGGGTGCAGGTGTTCTACTCGCTATCGGTGGATGGTTTTGCCGACAATTGTGGGATTCTGTTAAAGAGTTAAAGACTGATATTGCCG